GAACCGGACGGCCTCTGTCGATAGTAGGAGCCTCACGACGTGTAACGTCGAGGACCACTTGACCTGTTGATAGGAGTGGCGGATGAAGCATCACATACCTCCTTTTTGGATTCTGAACCTGACAGATTCGAGCATCTTGCCAGTGTCAATAAGTGGACTGTCTCTTCCCTTCTTCTCAATCGTCTTCTGACTGTTACCACCGTCCGCAGCGTACTGGAGGATAGTGAGTTGCATCAGTTCTTTGATCGTTGCTCCAAGCTCACGTAGGAGCCTCTGAGTGCTACGTCCATTAGTGAGAACGGAAAGGAATACATGTTTAACTGCACGGCCCATGTATGCTTGATACATGATGTCCTCGAACGTATCGTCCATGAACGGCCTTGTGGGGTTGAATGAAGTACCGAAGTTGTTGTAGGCAGCTACTAGTGCAACAGGAAGATTATCGTTCTCAGGACCATAGTGGTCATCCCAGAAACCAACCTCAACTTCAGTATTATCTATTGCATCAATTCGTCGGATCAAAGAGCTTAGTTTCTTTGTCTCAACTTTAAGGGTAAAACCCATAACAATTATCTCCACCGCTTGGATAGTTACAATCATACAAGCGTCTGGATTGTGAATACCCGATGTTGATTTCTCGAACAACGTTGTCACAGTCGGAATCGTTCTTGAACATATCCGATTTGGAAATACCACCAGCATATGGAACAGCGAGGCTGATCGAAGCATTGGGGTCTTTCAGAAGAAGTAATAGCATCTTGTAGTAATTGGAGAACCATTCACCACCGTAAACTTCAATGTCGCCTGTGCGTTCACGAGTCATACGTGCTAGTTTGAATAGGATGGCCTTGATGGCATCCATTGTAGCTCTGTTCTCATTCCCGTCATTACGATCTAGGAAGTATTGATAGTCAGCATCCGTCAGCATTTCCATATCGTCCCAGATGTCACCAACTGCTAGACGAACACGATCAATTGCATTATTGGCTGGATCACCTGTATACGGCATATTTACCTCCGGTTAAAACAAAGAAAGGGAGCCACTTTCGTGGCCCCCAGTCAATTAGGCACCTACAGTACCACGAACGATCAACTGTGGACGACGCAGAACGTCGATGAAGTTGGATTCGGTTTGGATTTCGATCATCTGACCACGGTTGTCGCCGTATTCAAACGCGTACATTTCTTGACCCTGAGTGTTAACAAAGTCGAAGTGATCCGCTGGACCGAAGTAGGTAGTGAAGTTATCACCCATGTCCGAAGGCATGAAGTAAGCGTCACCTGCTGGGATGTAACGAACACCATCTGGACCAACACCACGGTATTCAACGTAGGTGATGTTACCGATTGTGAATTCACGGTAGCGAGCGTCGTATCCGCGAGCAGACAGACGATCACGCAGGATTTGTGGAGACTGCTGGTAAGCAAGCCACAGAGCCTTCATTGTTGGGTGGCCGATGAGTTTGTTGAAGAACTCAGGGGAAGCGATGGCGAAGATTTCACCACGAACAGAACCATCCATTGCGTTGTCTTGGATGTGTGCGAATACTTCTTCTGTCTTAACGATCAGGTCAGTAGTCGAAGTGTTCAGTTCGAAGTCAACCACTTTACGTGTTGCACCGAAAACGCTGTACCAGTCGTAGGCTACAGTTGCGTTTGGAGCGTAGGCAGTACCAGTTACGATAGTGTGCCAGTGAGCTTTTTCCATTGTAGCAGCCCAGCTCTGACGAATTGTTTCCAATTTGCGAGCACGAACAGCAGCTACAGTTTCCAGAGCGTCAACACCGAAAGCACGCTTGCCTTGGATATCACGTGGAGTGATAGCGTCGTCAAGGGTGAAGTGAGGCATTGCAAACGCGTGCATGCGACGGCTGTGATCTGCCGACACTTGGTGACGGGCGCCACGATGTACGTCTGTAACCAGACCGAAACCAGTTGTGATTTCTTCGATTGTCAGAGTTTCTTGGTTAGTTGTTTCTTTACCGAACAGACCGATTTGTTCAGCCAAAGACCAAACGTTAGGGATGATCAGAAGGTTCTGAGTCAGGTCGGTGTATTCGTAGTTGTTGCCAGCAAAGCTGCGAACAGCGGCCTTGGCGATTTGAACTTGAGACATTTATGTTCTCCTAAGTTGGATTAGATGGAAACGTCGAGTTGATCGACAGCGAAGATTTGCAGAGTAGCCAGTTTGGTGAAGGCAGTAGCTTTCTGGATATCTGTTGTAACGTCGCTTCCGAAGATCAGAGCACGTTTACCAACCTTGGCTTTACCACGAGCCAGTACCAACACTTTCGTGTATTCAGCAGCAGCAGGGCGGGTCAGGTCGTCAATCAAAATGTAAGTTGCGTCAGCTAGGGTAGCAGCAACAACCAGTTGGCCTGTGCTGTCAAGGACAGAACCAGTCAAGGTAGCGTTGGTTGCAGACTTAGCGAGAACTTCGCGAGTAGTGCCAGAGCCAGCTTCTTCTTCGTATTTCAGCCAGTTGCTCAGACGTTGTACATCAGAGGCGTAAGTTGCCATTGGGTATTTCTCCTAATAAGAATGGGGTTAGATTACTTAGCAGCTTTAGGGGCGTACTTAGCTTTCAGGATTTCAGCAGTACGGTCGACTTCTGGAGCGTCGGCAGTACCAGTTCCAGCAACGCCTGTTTCACTCATCATTTCAGAGTTATCAACGGCAGCTTTTTGTACAGCGTATCCAGCAACGACAGCAGCGAATGCTTCTTCAGCAACAGCTTCAAGTGCTTTCAGAACACTTTCAACTTGAGCTTCAGGCAGAACAGCAGCCAGTGCAGACTTGCGAACTTCTTGTACACGAGCAGCTTCAGCAGCTTTGAATGTAGCAACTTCAGCTTGAACAGCTTTCAGCACTTCTTCTTGAGCAACTAGAGCCTTTTGGACTTCAGCGACAGCGGCTACAGCAGCGGCCTTTTCAACTGCAACAGCAGCGAGAACGGCTTCTTCGTGAGCAGCCTTCAGGATTGTTTCCATTTGAGTTTCCTCTTGTTTGATAGGTTGTTCTGGAAGAGCAGCGAATGCTTTCTCCAGCATTTCTTGATCAGCCATAAGGGCTAGATGTTGTTCTGGAGTTAGAGCTGCGAGAGCCTTCTCCACGTCTTGGGCTTTGTACACAGCTTTCATGATACTAATAGATTCGATCTTTTGATCGATCCAATCTTTCTCATTAGTATCAGGATACTCTGTGCGTCCATAACCCATAACAGAAGATAGAACTTCTGCATCGTCCCAGTACAGTCCAAAGAACTTACGAAGGAACTCAGGGAATTGCATTTCAACAGTAACAGTTGAGGCTTTCTCAATCTGCTCTTGTGTGATTTGATTAGTTGCTTTGGTAATCAGTGTAGTGATTCCATTTGCAGGACCACCTTGATGTTTACCGACAAGGGCAACGTGTGCCCCGTCATGTTCAAACTTGATATCAGTCAAGCGACGTTTTGCGATTGTCATTCTAGTTCCTCGACATTAGCCATAGCACCAATAGAGACACCGTTGATGTCGCCAGATTTAACACCTTGCCATAGAGCTTCACCAACTTCCGTTTCAGGGAACTTCCACCACTGTAGCCATGTGCCTTTAGTGATTGCAACACCGTTGTCCAGTGTGAAATCAGATGGGGCAATGAAGGACTGGATAGCTTTCGCTTCTTCAGTCTCTACTTGGTGGAACAGGTAAGCTACGTTGCAATGTGCGTTGTAGTTGTCACAAGCTTTCTCAACTTCAACTGCTGTATATGTATCCCCGTGAAGGTCAACTACATCAGGAGCAAGTACAACGAAGAGAGCCTTTCGGTCCTCTTCATCGAGAGCTTTTGTCACTTCAACTGGTGCCTTAACTTCTTGAGTAGAGCCACCAAAGTGTTTTTCGATTAGTTCAGCAAGTGCATCAACGAATTTCATTGTGGCTCCTTATGCGTTATTTGCGGCAGCATTATCTTTACCTGATACTTTCTTCGAAGCTCCATTGCCAACACCAGCTAGACCGGCTTGACTTTCACCACCCATGATTTCCTCTTTATCAATCGGAGCATCATCAGGTTTAACAGGAACTTTAAGAGCAGCACGAATCTTGTTCGCCATAGGACGGTCAAGTTCAAGAGCCCCAACAGAACCCATACGTTGGATTGCTTTGGAGAATTCATCAAGATCAACTTCATCCAAGTCACCGTAAACCAGCTTAGGAAGCTTGGCGTCAGATGCTTCACCGTTCAATGCGAACAGTTGTGGGATCAAGTCTTTGTTGACAACATCAGCGATTTCTTGAAGACGTGCTTCAATCGCCATTGCCATAATATTTGTTTTTGCACCAGCAAGCGAGAAGCTACCAACACTATCTTGTCCAAGTTTCAGAACATCAGCAAACAAAGCAGTGAGGATTTTATTGTCCCAACGCTTAATGATTGCATCTGTGTCATACATCTTGGCACCCTGTGTCGAAGTCAGTTCAAACTTGAACAATGGCTGTCGGCTTTCAGGGTCGAATTGTTGTGGCAGGATCAGACCAGCTTGTTCGTTCATCTGAATGTTTCGGATAACGTTCTGGTAATACTGGTAGATTTTAGCTTCAGCAGGACTTGCATCAGCAGACATATAACGTGGAGGCAAGTACAGAGTTGGCATACCAACCATGTCACGACTAACACCAATCGACTCTTGTTCTTCGATCAGGCAGCGATACTTCCAAGCGTAATACGCAGCACGTAGTGGCGAGTTACCTTCCGGGTTATCACGTTCTGCGTCCACACGGACAAGCAAGAACTTCTTACGGGGAATGTCAATCATGCCAGTGCTATTGATAGCGTTCAGATTCAGGTAGCGTTCTGCCCCTTGAATCGCTGTGAGGCTCTGCTGGACGCCAAGAAGGTTACGACCGTCTTCACTGTACAGCCACTTGTAGATCGTGTCCTGTGAGCGAATAGGGAGCTTCCTGATGCCAATCTTACCATCACTGTATTTAGAACCTGTAGAACCGTCACGACGACGGTAGACTTTCTCGTGAACCGAGAAGCCGTAAGTTAGTGCAGATGTAGTCTCTTGAATGAAGCTACGCCAACTGTGTTCCATATCATCCAGACATTCCTCTAGGAATTGACCGCGAGCTTTCATCGCAGCATCTGGAGCAGGACCAAGGTCAGTTGTCCATTCAACACGGCTGATCATCATCTTGAACAGAGAGAGAGCAGCAGCGATTGTTACATCCGAAGCCATCGTTCGGAAAGTCTTGCAAGCTTCAGGGAACCGTAGTTCTCTGCGAGCTTCTTCGTTAATGCGACCACCAGCCATTTTCAGACCGGTTGTTCCCATTTCACCAAGACGCAAACGAGGCAAAGGAGTTTCTGCTTTTTCAATTAGTTCAGTCATAACCTCGCCTTATGTATTGTATACCCTGAATGGATTCACCTGAACCATTTCAGGAACGATGAAGTCAGGGATATGAATGTCAGTAGAGAGTGCGTGGAAACTATCAGACGTTCCGTCAACCATGTCGTCTTTGATGTTTCTGCTACCATCGAAACGTGTAAGCTCCATGAAGTAGTCCGCATTCCATTCAGCAGTTACAACGTCAATACCACCAGCCTCTGCAACAGCAGCGAATGGGGCGAATCGTGTAACCTTAGATTTGTTAGTTGCTTTCATCTTGGCATAATAACCAGCGTCTGCAATGTCACGGATAAGTGAGGCAGCATAAGCTTTACCAGCAGCTCCGGGGTCACAAGGGATAATGATTGTTACATCATCGCCATCTTGTCTTGCAGTTTCAAGGATCATGTCAAGAACGCCACCGTGGCGTCGTCTATCCCGAACAACGTCTTCTACTGTGTAACGTCCTTCACGAGTCTTGCTCATGAGAACTCCAGCAGTCCAGTCGGGATTAGGGTTTGTATCAGAAGGCATAG